TAGAACCATATCCCGGTCAAAAGACAGGTGACTTTGGCTGGGCTTGTGGTGCTAGTAGTGCTTATGTATCTGTGATAAGAGAAAAACCTGATGAAATCTATATGATAGGACATGATATTAATAGTACAGATAATCATGTCAATAATTTATATAAAAGTACAAAACATTATGTCGCAAAAGAAAATGGTCCAACACCAGGTGTGAATTGGATACGACAATGGAAGACATTATTTGATTGGTACCCCAATATCAAGTTTTATAAAATTAACAGATTTAATGACGGCCGTGATAAGGTCAATGGTCCTATTTCTGAATGGGACGGTAAACAAAATTTAATATACGCTGATTATTCCACGCTTGACAATCTAGCGTAATTGGTGTATATTAATAAACAATGCAAAAGAGAATTAATTACTCTCTTTTTATAGTGCAAGGAAGAGGCTGTTACCAGACGGCCGAACTTGACAACTTAGAGGTGGTACTCAGGCATGGTACTAGAAATAGGCTGTGTCACATCACTCTACCGAGTGGAAGTTGGTTTTTGGCGCATTAGAACAGGTATCTGTGTCGCTGAATTGGAGGTGAACCCAAGTCCTCCCTATTTCGCATTACTTAACTTATAGGATGTTTATGGAATTAAAAGATAGTAAAACAAAAGACAATTTAAGAGCAGCTTTCCAAGGCGAAAGTGAAGCAAATAGAAGATACTTATACTTTGCTCAAAAGGCAGACATTGAAGGTGCAAATGAAGTAGCACAAGTATTCAGGTCTACTGCCGAAGGTGAAACAGGCCATGCACATGGTCATTTAGAATACCTTGAAGAAGTAGGTGACCCAGCAACTGGCGAAGCAATGGGTAACACAGAGCAAAATCTAAATTCAGCAATCAAAGGTGAAATACATGAATATACAGACATGTATCCTGGCATGGCAAGAACAGCTAGAGAAGAAGGCTTTGAAGAAATTGCTGATTGGTGGGAAACACTAGCAAAGGCAGAAAAGTCACATGCTGGTAAGTTTCAAAAGACGCTTGACAATTATTTACAAAGTGTGTAATATAACTGTTATAAATAATACTGAAGCCGTTAATACAGGCTACACGAAAACAACGAATATGTTAATACAAGGAGAATACATATGGATTTTGAATCATTAAAACAATCGTCAAGTAACTTTGACGCAATCACAAAAGCTCTGGAAACAAAACTTGCTCCAGAAGACCAATCAAACAAAAACAAATACCAAGATGACAGGTTGTGGAAACCTGAACTTGATAAAACAGGTAACGGCTATGCTGTTATTCGTTTTCTACCTGCCTCTAATGGTGAAGAAATGCCATGGCAAAGAGTATGGTCACATGCCTTTCAAGACAAAGGTGGTTGGTATATTGAAAACAGTTTGACTACACTTGGTCAAAAGGATCCTGTATCAGAGGAAAACACAAGATTGTGGAATACTGGTGTGGATTCTGATAAAGAGATTGCTAGAAAGCGTAAGAGAAAGTTATCTTACTACGCTAATATTCTAGTGGTGAGCGACCCAAAACATCCTGAGAATGAGGGTAGAGTTGCGTTATTTAAATTCGGTAAGAAAATCTTTGATAAGATTACTGAAGCAATGCAACCAGCATTTGAAGATGAACAACCTATCAACCCATTTGATTTCTGGAAAGGTGCAAACTTTAAACTGAAATTGAGAAAAGTTGATGGTTATTGGAACTACGATAAATCCGAGTTTGAGGGTGTAACTCCAATCAAAAGCAATGATGACGAAATCAAAGCTATTTGGGAGAAACAATATCCTCTAAAACCTTTCGTTGCTGCTGATAATTTTAAGACCTATGAGGAACTCAAAGAGAAACTGAATAGGGTAATTTCAGGAGCACGAAGCACAGATACAGTTGAAATGGCAGACCTCCCGCCTGCTCAATCGGCTGCACCTGTGAAAAGTGCTGAAGTAGCTCAACCAAAAGCTAGTGAAATGGCGGAAGCCGTAGTCGGTGACGAAGACGATACACTTGACTATTTTAGTAAATTAGCTGAGGAAGAGTAAATCTCTCCGCTTTAGATACTTTGCCCACCGATAGCAATATCGGTGGGTTTTTTATTGGAAAGCTATATAAATAGTAGTATGGCTAAAACTATATTTGACCCATTAAAGGATTTGCAAGGCGGACAACAGCGTGCCACTACATGGTATCGTAATGCTGTGTCTTTGATTGCAGATAGAACTTCACAAACAAGGTTAATGAGAGAAGGCCGTATCAATGGCCAACCAAGTGCTGGTCGTATGAACTTCTTTGTTTATGACCCAAAGTACAAAAAAACATTACCTTTTTACGATACATTTCCATTAGTTTTACCATTAGAACCTATCAAAGGTGGTTTTATGGGATTAAACTTTCATTATTTACCATACCCATTGAGATTTAGATTACTTGAGCGTATGCAAAAGTTTGCTAATAATAATCAATTTGATAGTAGCACAAAACTTGAAGCGTCATATGGTGATGTTGCAAGTATAAACCTAATCAGACCAGCAATAAAAAAATATCTGTATAAACAATGTAAGACAGGATTTAGAAGAATTGATGTAGATGAAATGGCAATTGCAGTATATTTACCAGTAGCTAACTTTAAGAAAAGAAGTATTGGCTCTGTGTTTGCTGATAGTAGGAGAAAAATATAATGGACAGAGATAGAACAAAACAAATAACTGAACACGCAAAAGAAGTGTACAGAAAAAAACAAGAATTAAATTTAACAAGAAATCTACGAAAAGAAGTAGAGGTCGGCGCCAATGGTACACAAAAATATGTTATCAAATCAGGTGTTAATAAAGGCAAGGTACTATAATGGCAAAACAAAAACTAGGTGACCCTACAGATTACAGTTACAGAGTAAAGAAAGTAACAAAAATAGTAGATGGTGATACAATTGATGTATTATTAGATATGGGATTTGACATTCTATATCAACAAAGAGTAAGACTATTTGGTATTGACACTCCAGAGAGTAGAACAAGAGATAAAGAAGAAAAAAAGTATGGTTTATTGTCTAAATACTTCCTGAAAGACGCATTATCAAATGGTAAAAAGATTACTATTAAAACTTACAAAGGTGACGAAACAGGTAAGTTTGGCAGAATACTTGGTGATGTGTGGATTGACGGTAAGTCAGTAAATCAAACAATGTGTGATAAAGGTTATGCAGTACCATATTATGGACAGAATAAAGAGTTAGTTGAAGAAGCACATTTAAAAAACAGAAAAAGATTAGCTAACAAGGTAAAATAAATGGCAATTTTAAGAGGCGGTAGAAGAATAGGTGGATTTGACATTCGACTAGGTATTCCTAGAGATAAGTCATTGAATGATGTACAAGGCGATAAGAGATTAGGCCGTACAATGGGACCTAATCCTGAATCCTTTATTGGTCGTGTCATGGCTACGATTGCTGAGGGCGAAGGCTTTGCAAGACCAACTAGGTTTATGTGTGATTTTATTTTACCAAAAGGTGTTGACGGTGGTTCAGCACAAGGACCTGGTGGTAGTCAAGGTGTAACAAGAACTGCTGAAACACAAAGAACTACACTTACAAATGAACTTACAGTAGGTAATAAAATACAAAGAGGTTTAAGAGCCTACATTGATAGTGTAGATATGCCAGGTAGAAACCTTGATACAACAGATTTAAAAATATACGGACCAAGAAGACAAATTGTGAACGGCCATAGTTTTAGTGGTGAGATTACAATGTCAATATATTGTGACAAATATTTAAGACAAAGAAGTTTCTTTGAGATGTGGCAAAAAGCTGCATTTGACCAAGGCACCAATAATGTACACTTTTATGATGAGTACACAGGTGGTTTGAGAATTTATCAATTAGGTGCATTTGCTGGAAACGCAGATAGAGATAGAATATGTTATGGTGTGGAATTGTATGAAGTATTTCCAAAAACAATTAGTGCTGTATCATATGGCCATGGTCAAGTAGATGAGATACAAAAGATTTCTGTTACTTTAGCATTTAAAAACTGGATTAACTTGACAATGGATAAAACTGGTACATATACTACTGGTTCATCTTATGGCAAGCCAGCAGTAATAAGAGCTGAAGACAACAGTTTTTTTGGTGGTTTACTAAACAAACTTCCGCCTGAATTAAAAAGAGCGGGTAGAGATGTAGTAAATACCATTAAACAAAGAGTCCCTATTGGGGCGGTGACAGGTGGAAAAGTATTTCCACCGTTATTTTAATTAAAAGAGGAGTAAATTATGGCGTTACCATTAGCCAATGTGGCAAAGTATGAATTGACTTTACCATCAAGACAAAAGACCATTAATTTTAGGCCTTTTCTTGTAAAAGAGGAAAAGATATTATTAATGGCAATGGAATCCGGTGAATCTAAAGAGATGTTATCGGCCATTAAAGAGATAGTTAAGTCATGTACTTTCGGTGAAATGATTGCTGAAGAGCATCCAATGTTTGATATCGAATATGTATTTTTACAAATTCGTGCTAAGTCAGTAGGTGAAATAGCAAAGCTTAAGATTTTATGTCCAGATGATGGCGAAACTTATGCAGATGTAGAAGTTGATTTAAATAAAATTGAGGTATTTGTAGATGATGACCATGAAACAAATATTTTAATTGATGAAGATAGAAAGTTAGGTGTTACTATGAAGTATCCTTCATTAAAGGATATTGACGGCGAATCACTTACAGGTGAAATTAACATTGCTCAAACTTATAAGATGATTGAGAACTCTATTGAAAGTATCTACGAGGGCGAACAAGTACATTTGTCTAAAGATATTGAGAGAAAAGAATTAACAGAGTTTTTAGATAATTTATCGGCAGACCAGATGAAAAAGTTAACCACTTTTTACAATACTATGCCGAGGTTAGAACATAAAGTACAAGTGACTAATCCAAAGACAAAAGTTGAGTCTGAGGTTACATTAAAGGGACTAGCAAGTTTTTTCGTATAGCCCTCTCACATGATTCGTTAACGAATTATTTTGAAACGAACTTTGCTTTAATGCAACATCATAAATATTCGTTAAATGAACTTGAAAATATGATACCTTGGGAGAGGGAGGTTTATGTTTCGTTATTAGTTAATTATCTAAAAGAAGAAAAAGAACGCAGAGAACAACAAGCAAGACGAGGGTAAAATGGCAGATACAGAAACAAAAAAAGTAAATTTAGAACTAGAGATTGATACATCAACTGTAGATTCTAGTAAAAACAAGTATCAAGGTTTAATTGATATGGCAAGAGCTGTGGATGCTTGGAGAATATTTCCAAGATTGTTCTTAACAGTTTACATCATATTATTATACAAATGTGTAATATGGTATATGAACTTGGCTGCTCCGACTATGGAACAGAGTGGGTTAATCAGTATCGTAGTTGGTGCTGGCGCTGCCTGGTTTGGTTTATACACAGGTACAAGTAAGAGTAAAAAATAATGTCAGAGATATCACTAAAAAATGAATCAGTAATAGAAATTGGTAAAGCAGTTGGTACACAACTAGCAATTTCTGGCGGTTCAAGTAAATCATTATCTGGTGGCAATGTTGCAGTTGCTAATCCTATGAATCCATTTGAGAGTATGATGATTGTACTTGAAGATATACGAGATGGTATTCACGCATTGGTTGACAAATTTAGTGATAGTGTATCAATTCAACAAGACCAAATAAACGCTCAAGAACAAGCTGCCGATTTAGCACAGGCAGGTGGCGGTGAGGACATTATGAGTGATGATGGCGGTGAGATGAAAATGGGTTTCCTAGAAAAAGGAAAAGAGAAAGCAAAAGCGGCCTTTGGTGGTTTTAAAGATTTATTAATTAAGGGTGGTTTGATTGCAGGTCTATTAGGCCTTGCAACAGTATTAAAAAAATATGGTAAAACAATTGCAGAGTTTTTAGCAAGTGGATGGGAGAAGTTAAAAGCTGGTGTACAATCTATTATTGATTTCTTTTCAGTAACAATACCAGAAAAGGCAAAAGAATTAAAAGATTCAGTTGTAAACTTCTTTACAGTTACATTACCTACAAAGATTGAAGAAATTAAAACAACACTTGGTGAATGGTTTACATCAATCAAAGATGGCATTGCTGACCTATTTGAAAAAGTAAAAACATTTTTTACAGAAACAATACCGACAAAATATTTAGAAATTAAAACAACTGTAACTGAATGGTTTACAAGTATCAAAGAAGGCGTAGCTGACCTATTCAAACAGATTAAAGATTTCTTTGTGGTTACCATACCAACAAAGTATGAAGAAGTAAAAACTATCGTAACAGATTGGTTTGATGGTATAAAAACAAATATTGCTTCACTATTTAAACAGATTAAAGATTTCTTTGTAGTCACAATACCTACAAAGTATGAAGAAATCAAAACAGATGTTACAACTTGGTTTACAGACATGAAAGATAAGATTGTCAGTATTTTTACAAGTGTAAAAACATTCTTTACAGAAACTATACCAACAAAAGTACAAGAAATTAAAGATAGTGTCACAGAATGGTTTACAGGTATTAAAGATGAAGTTGTTGGCATATTTACAAAAGTCAAAGATTTCGTTATGGTAACTATACCTACAAAAATAAAAGAAATGACTGATAGTATTACTACAAAAGTTGGTGAGATTAAAGACCAAATTATAGATTTTGCAATGGCACCTTTTAGAAAGATTAAAGAATTAATGCAAGGTTTATTAGTAGGTGTATTAGAGTCAGTAGAAGGATTACCATTTGTTGGTGCAAAGGCAACAGCAATGAAGAATAAGATTTTAGGTATTGACGCCAATGAAACAGGTACAACTTCCACAGAAGCATTAGATAATGCAGGCACAGCTGAAGGTGGTGGTGCAGGTGCAGATAAAACAGGTCAATTTAAAATTGCAACAAATGATGAGGCAAAAGTTGTTGACCCAGCTTCAGGTGATGTAGTGAAGTTTGGTAGATATGATGGAGATGAGGCAGCTGAATACGCCGCTGAGATATCTAAAATGGGTCAAGGTAAATTTGAACCATATTTTGAAACAAGTGGTTTCAATCATTATGCAATTAAAAAAACAGGCGAATCAATTACAGGTCAATCAACAACTACAGGTGGTGCAACAGGCGGAGAAGTTAATTCAGCAAGTGCTGAGGCAGCCGCAGCTGCTAACGGTTCAGGTGGAAATGGCGGTGTTGTAGTGGGTGGAACTACACAAGTAAATAATAGTAGTAGTGTCCAACATAATTCTGTAGATGAAAGTACAGGCGTAAGTGATAATACTGTTGGCGATAATTTATACGCCAATTAATAGATACCTAATTCTTTTTCAGTAAACACCTTAAACTCCATACCTTGGTCTTCACAATAACTAGACGCAGCTTTCCATTTTGCTTGATTTTTAATAAACTCTACTTGTTCGCCAAAGAATCGTTTTGTTCTTTTTGCTTGAGGTTTAGGCGGTTTTAGATATTTGGCAGGTTTTATTTCAATCATAAAACGCTTGCCTTTTGAGGTCTTTATGATAAAGTCGGGAAAATATTTGTGTACTCTCTTTGTAACAGGATTATAATACGGTATGGCTAATTCTTCACTTGCCCAATATATAATATCATCATTTTTATCACAATACACCATGAATCTACGCTCCCAATTTGAACGATATACTATGTTATTAGGGTCACCAGCGTACTTTTTAGGGTTGGTAGGTTTGTATATGCCTTTATATGTTTTAGTCATTTCACTCCATAATCCTTTATAAATATTACCAAAGATATAAGGATATTTATATGGGTTCGGTAAAACTATCATCAATCATAACAGCAGCTAACTCCTTTTTAGGAGCTGGGAAAGGTACGACTGCCTCTCCTAAACAAGCGGCTGTTGACTTATTAAAAGAAAGTCCACTAGAGATGGCGACTAGTAGAAGTCCTACTAAACATGTGGACCGTAATCCATTAGAATTCACAAGTTTACAATATCCTAGAGATTTAGGTGTAGATGGTGGTCATTTTATTATATTCTATTCTATATCAAATAACAAGTCAATGGATATTGACCAAAAGTTTAATAAGAAGATAGGTGTTAAAATTGATAGTGAAGATATACCTGACGCAGCTGGTATGGACGCACAAACAGGCGGTGGCGGTAAAAGATACAAAAACATAAAAAAATTAAAAACATCTAAAAATGGCAGTGATGTACAAATAGGTAAACCGGCAGCAAATAGTGTATTAACAGGTGGTCTATCAACACATACAACAGTTACAGGTGGAGTTTCATTATACATGCCACCAGGAATTAAGGCAACTTATTCAGCAGCTACAGGACATAGTGAATTAGGTAAAGCAGGTATGATAGCAGGTTCTATTAGTAGAATGATGGCCTCTAAATCAACAGCAGGTGCAATAGAAGAAGCATTAAAAGGT